TACGAAAGGGGCATTGGGGGGTAAGCCGTTTAACTTACAGGATAACCAGGCTTTTATTTTGGCCATGCTGTTCGGATGGCGGCGCAAGGAAGGCGACACGCGAAGATTCACACAGGCATACATCGAAGAAGCAAGAAAGGGCGGGAAATCTGAACTTGCGGCGGGCATCGAGATATACACCGGATTTTTCGAGGGCGAAGAAGGCGCGGAGGTTTACACGGCGGCGACAACCCGCGACCAGGCGGGCATGGTTTTCAGGGCGGCAAAGAAAATGTGCAAGTATCTCAAAAGTGATTCAAAGGGGTTAAACAAACAAATTGAGGTACTTGCAAACAGCGTCAACTTTCACCCGACGGACAGTTTTATTCAGAAGGTGAGCGCGGACGCTGGGACGCTGGACGGGTTAAACCCGCATTGTGCAGTCATTGACGAATACCATGCCCACAAAACCGACAGTGTGAAGGGCGTGATGCAGACGGGGATGGGTAGCCGGGAAAGTCCGCTACTTTTAATAATTACGACGGCAGGATTTGAAAAGGAGTTTCCATGCTTTAAGGTAGAGCGGGCGAACGCCGTCGCGGTTTTGAAAGGCGACCGGAATCAGGACAATCTTTTTGCCGTCATATTCACGCAGGACGAAGGCGAAATTGAGACGATAATGAGCCTTGACCCGGAAAACCCGCAAGATGCACGGGAAATATTGAGGCTGGCAAGAAAGTCCAACCCGAACATAGGAAGTACCCCGACCGAAGCCTACATACTGGAGCAGGTGAAGGACGCGCAAAACAAGGGTAGTTCTACACGGGTGCAGGTGCTGACGAAAAACTTTAATTGTTGGTTGGACGCGCCAAAGGTTTGGATTCCAGAAGAGCAAATAAAAGCAGTTATGCGACCTGTTGCTTTGAGCGAGTTTGAAGGAAGGTTAGTTTTTTTAGGGCTTGACCTTGCGGCTACGACGGACTTAACGAGCCTTTGCATATTTTCACCGGGCGACGAAGAGCGGGAGGCTATTTCAAAAAACCTGTTTTGGCTGCCGGAAGACACGGTTAAAAAGCGGAATGAAGTAGCGCCCTATCATGAATGGGTAGAACAAGGACACATACTAACAACGCCTGGAAATATTGTTGATTACGGGGCAATCAAGCGAGTGATTTACGAATTGCAGGAGAAGTGCCAAATTCACGGCATCGGGTACGACGAATGGAACGCATGGGAGACAACGGCGGAACTTGCGGGTAACGGGCTGAATATGCAAAAAGTTTTGCCGCGTTTCGGATGGCAGTCAAATCCGACAAAGCGAATTGAGATGATGGTTTTGGCGAAGGAAATAACGCTCGATGCAAACCCGGTTTTGTTGTGGAACTTCCGAAACATCGCGCTCGATTACGACAGTCAGGACAATGTGAAGCCGAACAAGCAAAAGAGTGCGGAAAAGATAGACGGCGTGGCGGCAATGGTGGATGCTATTTTTGTTTGGCTGCAATACTTGGGAACACCACAGGCAGGAAGTTACCTTTTCAATGACGAAACAGAATTGATAACGATATAAAATGCCAATCTACAAATCTACATTCTTCCCCGAATCAGCCCTTGCACATCAACTACTCGGCGGATTAAAAGGCCTTGAGGTCGGCGGCAGCCGTCACAACCAATGGGAACTCGACATCGTGAACGTGGACAAGTTCGGAACCGACGACCCGCGCGGGCAAATCTACCGCGACGAACAGATACGGCTTTGCGGCGAATTTCTCCCCGTTGACATCGTTGCGCCCGGCGATAAAATCCCCGTTGCGGACAAGTCCTTTGATTTTGTGATTGCAAGCCATGTGATAGAGCATTTCTTCGACCCGATTGCCGCACTAAAAGAGTGGGCGCGGATTGCCCGCAAGTATATCTATATCGTTTGCCCGCAACCCGACGCGCTGGAAAGCGACAGGGGTAAACTCATCACCCCGCTTGACACGCTCTTTGCCCGGCATCGCGGCGAAATCCCGTACAGCGACAGCGACGAACATCACACACGATGGACAAGCGGAACTTTTCAGGAAATGTGTGCGGCGCTTGGGTTTTACGTGTCGCACGTTGAAGACCCGGACAAAAAGGTTGGCAATGGGTTTGTGATTGTGATTGATTTAAAACCCTCTCACATTCAAATTGACGCTCCCGGCGGCGGCGGATATTTGGCAGTAAACCCCGACGCAGACACGATAAAGATTTTTTCCGAAGTTGAAAGGCGGTTAAAAAGCGAATCTCCACTTTTGGGCGTTGCTGACTCTTTGGATAAAATTGAAAGCATTATTGAAAAGCAGGTAAAAAAAGGCAAAAAATGAAAGCATCCACATTTATCAAAGTCGCGCTGCTCGAACAAATGCAGCAAATAGCCGATTTGGGCTTATGGTTTCACCTTTCGCGGCTCATTCCTTCGGGCGTTGAGTTGCTTGGCCGTGTTCGCATGGCCGGGCCGCATTTTATGTACGAAGGAAGCGTTTTTTTGCCCGAAACAATTGAGCGCGTTGTTAAAAAAACATATTATGCGCTGTTCCCGCCAGGATATAGTTTTTGCCCGACGCAAAAGGAGTTTTTCAATATTTACCCGCAAATTTTTCTAACGTCGTCAGATGAAGAGGCGCACCGCCATTTAACAGTTGACGAAAAAGGAATAAAGTATGTCCATGTTCCTACATGGTTTGCCGACTTTAAAAAAGCGGCAACCGTCGTTTTGGAGGAAATCGAAAGCGGGGCGATTGAAGATATTGAAGTTTTAAAAACGATTGAATGAAAATCGCCGTCATAACCGCCATTTTCGGCGACATGGAGCAGCCGAAGCCGTTTTGCCCGCAAAGCGTACCTTGCGACCGCATCGTTGTCACCGAGCAAAACAGCCCATTCCCATTGCCCAACCTGCCGCCGCGATTGCAGGCCAAATACTTCAAATTACAGCCGCACCGCGTTTGGCCGCAGTACGATGTTTTTGTCTGGATAGACGGGAATATCGAGGTGAAAGACCCCGATTTTGTGAAAGTGATGACTGAAAACCTAAGTGGCATCCGCATACAGCGACACCACGAACGGCAAACAATCGGCGAAGAAATAGCGCACATTTTGGCAAGCGACAATCCCTATGTGACGACGCGCTACGGCAATCAGCCGCTAAAGCAGGAATACGAGTATTATTTGAGCGAAGGAATGCCGGAGGGTTCTCCGCTTTATTCGTGCAATATTTTTGCTTTTGAAAATGACGATAAAAAAATTGGCATTGAGCCTGTACAATGTTTGTTTTTTAACAGGTGGTGGGATTTGGTTTTGCGTTGGAGTTGGTTTGACCAAAGTGCATTTTCTTATTTGGCTTGGGTACATCGTAACGAACACCCCACAACTATAAATTCTGTCAACTTAGGCCAAATGTTCGACAATCCCTATTTTATCCTTCACCCTCACGACAAATGGCAGCAATGACAAAAGAAATCACATTTGAATCGCTTTGCGAAGAAATACCCGACGGGCAAAGGGCTTGGTTGGATAGGCTTGATTTTAAAAGCATTGCTTCTGCGGCAACTCGAAAAGAGTGGAACGACTGGGAGCAACACGGCTACCTCATCCTCAAAAACTTCATTCCGCACGAACTGATAGACGCCTATGTTGCCCGCTACGAGCGCGACAACGGCAAAGACGCACCAATCGGCTACAAAACCGGAACGCCTTATATGCAGGTGGACGAAATAAAGGATTTGAGCCTTTACGCGCCACTTATGGAAATCTTGGAAAGTCTGATTGGCGAACCGATGGGAATGAGCCTGAACCTTTGCAACTGGATAAGCACAGAGCGCAACTGGCATCAAGACGACTACCTGAACCCGCCAGAAGTGAACGGACATTACCTCGCCTGCTGGTTTGCGCTTGATGACATTCACCCCGACAGCGGCGTTTTCGAGTTTGTGCCAGGTTCTCACAAATGGCCGGTTATGCGCGGGGAAAAGGTACGGGCGCTGTTGGAGCCGCACGAAGCCGCGAACCCAGATTGGCCGCGAATCGCGGAAAGGTTTTTGGATGAAGTGTTTGAGCGCGAGATAAGGGGTTCGAGTTCAAGAGTTGTTGAGGCGTGGTCGAAAGTTGTATCAAAGAATCCAGACATAAAATTAGAGATGACAAAAGAGTGGACAGACGCAAAAAAAGGCGACGTGCTAATCTGGCATTCATGGCTTGCGCATCGCGGCAGTAAGCCGAAAAACCCCAACCTGCTCCGAAAGTCCCTCATTACCCACTATTCAGGTATCAATCACCGGCCCGATATGCAAAAGCCTCTCCTTTGGGAGAATGGCGTTAGCAAAGGGTATTTTTTCCCGTTTTGAATGATTAAAATCCTCGTTTACGACACAGGCAGTTTCGATGGCGTTTCGTGGTGGCGGAACACCCTACCGCTTTCCGTCCTTCGCACACAGTACGCGACACAAATAGAGTTTCAGTACAGCCACAACCCGACTGTTTCAGACATTTTACAGGCCGATGTCGTTTTGATGTTCCGGCCAACGTCTGACAACGCGCTAAAAATCGCCGAATCTATCAAGAAATTCCAAACCCAAAAGCCCGTCTATTTGCTTTGCGACCTCGATGACGACCTTTGGAACTTGCCGCACTATCACTTTGCCGCATCGGGCTACCGAAAGCACTTTCGCCGGATGCGGGAGATATACGACATGGCGGACATGGTTTGGGTATCCACCGAACAACTACGTTACAGCGTGGGCGACTTAGGGCGCACGGTGACAATCCCGAACGCCGTAATGCCCGGCAATTTGCCCGACAAACCCGCCCCTTACAAGGGCATCGCTTGTTGGCGTGGCAGCACTGCACAATTCACCGACGTGACAGCGCCTTTCGCGCGAGAATGGTACAAAAATTGGCGCTCTAAATACGAGCGCTGGAGGTTTTGGGGATATTGGCCGAATTTGGAACACGGCGCGAACGTTGATTTTGTGGATTACGACGAAGTTTTGGACTTCTTTGCCTCACTTGGCAGCACCGGCGCAAATGTATTTTGGAAGCCTTTGGAAGAAAATGCTTTCAATGATGCCAAAAGCAGTATTGCGTGGATGGAAGCGACAATGGCGGGCGGCGTGTGCGTAACGAACTACGCCGGGAAAGACGGTTGGGAGTGTGCGCTCCCTGAATTTACGACCGACCCGGAATTGATAGCCGAAACCTGGCAACGGTCAAAATATCACATCTTACAAAATTACAACATGCTCGAAGTCAACCGCAAACGCTTTGAAAGCATTGTGCGGCTGATTGGCGGGTAAAAGGAAATGGTATGAACACCAACGAAGAAAAGGATTTTAAGATACTTGCCAAAGCCGACTTCATGCTGAAGCGCGAGGTTTCCGGCAATACTATATCCGTTCCAATCGAAAAAGGCGAAGTGTTGTTTTGTTTGATGGGCATAGATGGGTTAAATCTTTACGTTAAAGTTATGAAAGACGGGATTTGCGTTGCAGATTTTGGCTACAAAGAAGCCGCCGAAGAACTCTTTGAATTTGTGGACAATGAAGGCGCAACCGAACACCAAAAGTTGATAAAGGAAATTTTTATTAAACGTCATCCTATTTCCTCAACGCGGATACCGGAATGGCCGCACAAAAAGCCGAAATCGTTGTGGGAACAATTTAAAACGATTTTTGAATGACTGACAAAGACTTTGAAATCGCATCTGAACGCGCCGCCGACCTGCTCACAAACGACGGCTACTTTGCCCGCTACCGCGAACACCTCGCAGAATGCCGGACGCGCCGCGAAGCGTGGCAGGCGACGGAAAACGAATTGCCGTTCGGCCTTCGCAGATATGAAAGTTTCGGAGCGTTCAAAAATGCGCTCACCCTTGAAAGGAGCGGGCGGCTTTCAAAGACAGTCAGACTTCAAAAATGAAAGTCACACAGCCTACCTACTTAACATAAAAAGTGGCCGCAATTTTGGGCATTCAGCCCAACTATGTGGTATCACGCTCTTCGCAACATCCTTTTCCCCGACGTTCGCCCCGCAAACGCGGGCGGCGAAGAGCGCAACGCGGCGAACGGACAGCCGCTTTATGACGACGGCTGGCGCGGATGGGGTGTAAGTGGCCACTATTCAAATGCGGGAGTAGTGGTAAGCCGCGAAACGGCATTGAGCGTTCCGGCGATTTGGTCGGCAGTAGACACAATCTGCAAAACGCTTGCCTCGCTTCCTTTTGGCATTTTCGAGCAAACGGCCACAGGCTCAAAACCCGCGAAGTCGCACCCCGTTTACCACCTTGTCAGGCTGAACCCGGCTCCCGACCTTTCCCTTTACACTTCCTACTCTTTCAAATACGCGCTGTTTTTGCAGGCGTGTTTCGGCGACGCTTTTGTAAAGGTTCACCGCAACGGAATAGGCAGGCCGACAAATCTCGAACTGCTCGAACAGGACAAAGTAACAGTCTATCAGCGAACCGACGGAAGGCTGTACTACGTCATTCGTCGCACCGTCGGCAATGCCTATCAGGAAGAAATCCTTTTGCCGCGCGACATTCTGCACATTAAAGGGCTGACAATCAACGGCCTGAAAGGTGAGGATGTCGTAAGAATGCAATCTGACAACATCGGCACTTCGATTGCATCGGAGCGTTTCGGTAATTCCTACTTTGCCAATGGCGCTTCGCCGTCGGGGGCATTGGTATATCCGCAAGCCTTACAGCAAGGGCAACGGGAAATCGCAGAGCGCAAAGTGTCGGAAAAATACGGCGGCACAAAGAACACGGGTAAAATCATGGTGCTGGATGCGGGCGTGAAGTTCGAGAAATTCACCTCAAACCCGCAGGAAGCAACGCTCAATGAAACCCGCAATTTCCAGGTTAACCAAAGCGCCCGCATTTTCGGCGTCCCTGTTCCCATGCTGGGGCAGTTAGACAACGCAACGCTGAACAACATGGAGACGCTGCAAACGCAGTTTGTCAACCTTACTCTTCGCCCTTATGCGATTCAGGTCGAGCAGGAATTTGCATTAAAACTGCTCACCGAAAACGAATGGCGCGGCGAAACTCACTTTTTCAGATTCAATTTTAACGGCCTGCTTCGCGGCGATACCAAGTCGCGCAGCGACTACTATAAACAGGCGCTCGGCGGCCCGTCCACCGGCATAGGTTGGATGTCGCCAGACGAAGTGCGCAGCCTCGAAGGGTTGGACATTCTGCCGGAAAGCGAAGGTGCTAAGGTTTTCACATTAGAAGCGCTTTTGGCCTACCAAAACTCGCAAGGCAATGGCTCGCAAGAAATGGCGGAACCCGAAACCGACGACGAGAACGAAACAAACGACACAGAAAATGGAACACCGCAAGCAAGCAACTAACGAAATAGAACGCCGCTACACAACTGGCGGCGTAGAACTTCGAGCGAAAGATAATGGAGGTTATACCATTCGCGGGTATGCGTTCAAATTCGGCGTGTCGGATGACATGGGCTGGTTTACCGAAGAAATACACCGCGACGCACTGAAAAATACTGATATGGACGATGTCAGGATTTTGCAAGACCATGTTTCATTTTTGATTCTTGGTCGCACAAAATCCGGCACAGCAAGAATTGGAATTGACGAAGTGGGCGGTTGGTATGAGGCAGATTTGCCTGATAGTCCAAATGGTCAAAATATGCGCGCCTCGATAGAGCGCCGCGACGTTGACCAATCATCTTGGGGATTTATGCTCCGCAGAACCGACAAAGGCGTGGGCGACAAGTGGGAAACAAGAAATGGAAAGCAGCACAGAACAATTACGGACGTGGCACTTTGGATGGACGCCTCACCCGTCACATTCCCCGCCAACCCCGATACATCGGTAGCAAAACGCAGTTTTGACGCCTACTCGCAACCGATTCAAGAAGAAGCCGAGCAAACCGAACAGCGCGACACAAACGAACAAATAAATACAGAATTACAAGTCTCAATCGCCCTTTTGGAGCGGCAATTAGACTACCTAAACTCAAAAATATGACACGTTTAGAACAACTCCAGAAGGAGTACACTGACAACCTCGCCGCTCTCAAAGACATTACGGCGAAACGTAGCGCCGACGGCACATTCCCTGCCGACGTGCAAGAACAAATCCGCAAGGCCAACGAAGATTGCGCCCGCATCATGTCGGAAATGGAAACGGAGCGCATTTTGGAACAACGCCTCAAAGAAGAAGTGCTGTTGGAGTTCCACAACCGACCGGAACAAACCAGCACGACGGCGGGCAAGCGCGAAATCAATTATGATACCGTTTTTTGGCGGCACATGCAGCGCTCGAACAGTTCCGCACCGTCCGAACTGACACCCGAAGAGCGTTCCGTTCTCGAAAAACGCGGCACATCAACGCAAATCACGACTTCCGACTCTTTGGGCGGCTATCTCGTGCCGACGCAGTTTTCCCAAAGGCTGGAAAACATGATGAAATGGTATGCCAGCATGATGACTGTTTGCCAGGTGTGGGACGACCGCGCGGCGGGCGGCGGTACGCTCGAATGGCCGACCGGCGATGACACGGCAGTATCTGGCAACATCAACACGGCGGCAAACCAAGCCGCACAGCGCACGGTTTCCGACCTGACCTTCGGGCAAGTTTTGTTCAACGACTGGCTGATTGATTCCAACATCATCAAGGTCAGCCGTTCACTGATGCAGGATGAGCGCGTAGGATTGCTGCAAAATGTTCTCGCTGAAAACCTCGCAAACCGCATCGGGCGCAAGGCAAACAGCGTTTGGACGACCGGAACAGGCACGAACCAACCCTACGGCCTCACGACGACCGTCACCAGCAGCGCAGGTACAACGGCAGGCGCAACGGCCATCACAAAATCCGAACTGGTCAAATTCCAGGCTTCGATTGATTATGCCTATCAAAACAACCCCAAAACGGGCTGGATGATGCACCAAAGCGTTTTGGCCTATTTGCGCACGCTGGACTTTTCAACCGACACGACCCACATTTTCGTACCGGGCAACCTCGCTACCGGCGAGCCAGACCGCTTGCTCGGCTGGCCGGTATTCATCAACAACGACCTGCCGGCAGTAACCCCATCTACCGGGCTTCCGATTACGGCGACGAAGCACATCTATTTGGGCGACTTCTCCAAGTTTGTGATTCGTCAAATCCGCGACGTGAGCATTGAACGGAACGACTACCTGTACTGGGATGCGCTCTCGGTCGGCTTCATGGGCTGGATGCGTACAGACTCCAACCTTATCAATGCCAACGCAATTAAGTCCATTCTGCAAGCGTAAAAACACAGGGCAATGATAGTGCGGGCAACGGTTGACAAAGGCGAGTTCAAAAAAGGCGTTGAATACGATTTGCCTACGGAAGTAGCGCAAGCCATGATAATCGCCGGGACTATGACTTTTGTAGCCGTTGCCCCCGCACACAACCGGGAAAAAGCGATTTTAGAAAAATGGGATACGCGACTAAAGAACAGCGAACAAGTTGGAAGGTAACGACTGCGCCAGGCTCGGAGCCTGTCAGTACGTCGGATGCCAAAACGTATCTCAACGTTTCAAACTCGCTACACGATACGCTCATTGACAATCTCGTAAAGGCAGCGCGAACGCACTATGAATTTTTCACAGGCAGCGCCGTCATTTCGCAGACAATTACGCAGGTTTGGGATTTAACGCCGTGCAACGCCGAATTTGAGTTGGCCGTTTCACCCTTGATAACTTCGACAGCGCCCGTGCTTTCATACACCGACGAAAACGGCAGTTATCAAACGTGGGCATCCTCAAATTACACGCTCGACAGCATTTCACCGCTTGCGCGGATTGTGAAAAAAAGTACATCGTCTTGGCCGGCAACCGGCG